GAAAGTAACTTACTAGTATAAGGAAGTGAGTCTTCGTACTCATATACGGTTGCATTATACTCTGAGTAGGTATCGTGGATATACTTGGCAGAATTAGTGCAAATAAATAGATCTACGCCATGGAAGTGCTTCTTTAACCTGCGTAAGGTCAGATTTAATATGTCATTATACTCTTGGTGAGTGTAAATTAGAAAGGTGCAGTTATTGAGGACCATACTTATATGAATTCATGTGTGCCTTAGACCAGTAGAGCATTGACATCCTTAGTAAACCGATGATTCTTATTTATGAATAGCATGTCAATCTGCATATTGAATCCATTGATATAGTGGTTATCGACGATATCATATGGAAGAAATCCAATGGTATCCATAAAGCGCACATGCTCTAGAAAATTCGGAACACCTTCATTGTACTGACCAAAAAATGGTATCTCGAGTACTATAAAATTAGTCTTATGTAAAATATCCGTAGCACCCTGTAAGATAGGTATTTCAGCCCCCTGGCAGTCAATCTTAATAAAGATACTCTTTGAATTATGTAGGATACCCTTCTCCTTACATAAGGTATTCAGATCAATGGACGGTCGTTTAATAATATCACATGAAGCAAAATGGTGTGACTTTTCTCTGAACATCGAATCCCCCGTATTCTTTCGCTGATACCATGTAATTTCTTTTGCAGTGTTATTCAAGACAACGTTGAATACTTCAACCCCTGGACTGCAATGGGTTAATTGAGGGTAATCGATTGCTTCGAATAAATAATATTTACATGAGAAGATACGTTGCATATATCGTGTCCACTCTCCATGATACGCGCCAATATCAAGAACGGTATCAGGGTAGTATCCCTTATTTTTCAGTTGCATAATCTTATCAAACATTTATCTAAATAGAATTATTATTACCGTTTAGGCTGGTGGCCAATTGCGTTCTGGGTTATGAATATGCCTCCCTGACATTAATGTAAATGTAAAGTTTATTCTCTCAATATTTAATGTTGTGGTGTTAAGATACTCTTTTAGTACAATTTCTACTAAGGATTGTGTATTCATTTTAGTATATAAATCACAGTATATTTTCATCGCCTCCATATCTCCATATGCGATTTGATCATGTATTCCTACACCATCACAGAAGTTTGGAATATATACAGTATTTTTTTTACATGTAGGATTAATCTTCATATCTAATATTTCTGCATCTGTTCTCCCTACAAAAATACAATCGTAGTGAATTGAGTTAGCCTCAGAGTATGCTTTCATGATTTGATATGCCTTATATTTGTTAAACCATGATGAATTATTATAATAGGCCCTTGGATCTGTTGGATGACTGCCCTTGATAGGAGGATCGTCAGGCAATACAAAAAGTTCAGAGGAAACATAAATCTTATTACTTATGGATTTTAGTAATTCTACATCTTCTTTATTATAGGCATTGTGCGCAACAAAAATGTCAACCTCAGCATCCCCAAATAGCCCATCTAGATAATAGGGGACTGTCTTTATAAACCCAAAAATCCTACCAGAAAACAATACTGCAACCTTCATCTAGTAAACTAATTATTTTATTTCTGTACAATTATACATAAGACTCAAGTAATGGGGAATCTATATTCTTCCAACATATCCAAAATCGCCGTAACCCATGCCTCCATGTCATAGAATTTGAAATTTCCCAGTCGTAACAATGAATACCACTGTTTAAAATGGGATCTTTTATCAGTTTAAATTGAAACCCATGCTTAACTAAGACGTGTTCAATGTATGATGGTGAGGGGCGAATCCCTTTACTATTAAATGCTTGATCAAATCCAGATTCATGCGTTGACATACAAAACTCTTTATCATCTGAGTCAGAAACTTCTGTTTCCAATAATAGCACGTCGCATTTATCTGAGACCTTTTTAAGATGCAGATCTATCTCGCTCAAATGATACAATAGACCCCAGTGTAGAATTATATCATATTTTTCTTCAATTAGGTCATTGTCGCCATCTATAACTAGAGTCTTTAGATGAGGATATCTTTTCGTTACAACCTCCAAGTGTTCTGTTCTGGCATCACTACTTGTAACACTAGCACCCATCTCATGGAACATATTACCAACATCAGCATATCCACATCCTAACTCCAGTAAAGTTTTAGAGTTGAAATACTCAGGTGATATATATTTTTTTATTCCATTCATTCTTGAAGTTCTCCATTCGCAATAATGACCTGAAAACATTTCTATACTAACTACTTATATTAAATATCCGTAATTAACGCCGTAGATTAAGAATATATGCGCATGGTACAATCGCGTATAGCAAGATATGTTTATGCCTTTAAAGGTAGTATGAAGATTACACACCACATTACCTTCTTTTATCTAGAGCAAAGAATACCCTTCATAAATCGAAATATACAGAAGGCTAATACCTACGCGCATGCCGTAGGTATATTTACTAGCCTAACTATTGATACAGTTATGAGTATTTACTAAGATTTATCTGCCTATTACAAGCGAATTACTAGACTAGGTGAACGGGAAAGCCAGGTCTTTGTACTGAAGAACTAACGCCTCTTGAGAACCGTCAGACCATTATTATTCGTATAACGCTCATGCAGATACCACTCGGGGTGTGCGGCCAGGAATTCCTCAATTGCCGGCCACAGACCCCTTAGAATCTCAGGGATGGGAATACCCGTCTCGGCACTCTGCCTCTTGTAATCCTGATTGCCGCGGATGGTCTCTCCCTCCCACTCATCCACCGTGGTGTCGTGCATGATAATGTATTTACTCACATAGGAGTGCCAATAGTCTAACTCCCGCTTCAGATGGCCATACACATGCCATGTATCGATAAAGAGCAGATCCGTCTGCTCCCTATTGCACTTAATGTCAGACTCCAGACGAAGCACTGCGTCGATTTCTTCTGCTGCACACTGATTCATAAATTCTCCCATTTTAGGATTATACTCAATATCATACTGTACTAACTTTGTGCCAGGGCGACCCCTCAGACCCTCTGCAAAGGCGTAAGCACTATATGCTCCACGAACACCACACTCGGTCACATGCTGGCAATCAAGTGTGTAGCGCTTCAGAGTTGGGAGGTGCTCATTGATATCTGAACCGACCTCATTACAGCGCTGCTTATACATGGCTTCAATGCGGGACATTATACGTAGATTTTATATTTGTTTTTTAGATCCCCGAAATATGGACTATCGATATATTTCTTTAGGGGGGTGGTGTGGAACTAGAATGGCCTTGGATCAGGCAAATATTGTTAATGAAGAACACAATATTTTTGACCATATTCGATCTTCATCTAAAGGTATTGTTGACTGTATTGAAACAGATTTTTCTAATTTCTTACCTGAAAACTTAACTCCGGATACACGCTTCTTTTCTTACAAGCCATTCATAGGCAAATATTTTGGATTTTTTCATAGTGGGAATCTCCGGGAAGAAGCAGCCCGTGATTCTATTCAACGAAAAATAAAGCGATTTCATGCTCACTGTACTAGTGAAAATCGTATCATCTTCTTAAGAACATGCGTTTTACCTGACTATGAAAGAGAATTAGAGGATATGATGGAATTTAAGAAATCCATGCATAAAAAATATCCAAGACTAAGGTTCATAGTTGTATTTATTGTTCGAAATCAAGATATTACAGAGTATCATTCAACTAAGCATGGAATATTCTTATTCAAACTAAATGATACTCCATCTGATCAGGCTACTTTAGGAAGGCAGTATATGCCAATATTTGATTTCATTAAAAGGAATGATCTATTTACTACAGTACCACCAGATTCTGTAAGTGCAATTACTGAACCAGATCTTGAACTATATTTTGTGGAGGGTGTCCCTTTCTGTACTTTATATCCATGAATTGCTGATTAACCAACTTTAGATATTAGATAGAATCAAGTAATGTTTTAAATCTGCTCATTATTTTTTCAGGAGAATAGTCTGCATATGCATTCCAGTCACTCCTACTAGAAAGAATGGTAGGAAGATTCTTAAACACGTCAAGCAAAGACTTCTCAGAATCATATAGAATTGCCTTGTCTCCTAGAATCTCAATATGCTCTAAATCGCCTATTTTGCACGTAAGTACCGGCTTATTCATTAGAGAAAACTCTGCAACAGCCAGTCCGAATGTCTCGCCATATTTGCGTGCATGTATCATGGCATCACAGGTATGTATAAATTTAGCCTTATATACAGGATCAACTGAACAATCCAGATACCGTATTCTAGGATGCCTATAAAAGACATTCGTATTCAAAAATACAAAATATATATTCTGTTGTTCGACGGCTGTTCGAATTGCAGAATGTACATAAGGAATATCAAACTGGTCTGCACCACCATGGCGACCAAGAACAAGTGCGTCATTAGGAATATCTAGATCCTTACGCAATGATTCACCACATTCTGGCATACTAACAATATATGGTAATACTGGCAGAGAAGTAGTGAATCGCTTATTCAAAAACCCTGAAATACTAATATATAAATCTGCCTCTGGTGTATATGTAGTAAATACACAATGCTTAATTGTCTTACACCTTGACCAAATAGACTTGTCTTGAAACTCATAGACATCTTTTCCACCATGTGTTTGCGTATAAAAGAAATCCAACTTATGCTGATCTACTAACGCAGCAATGTCTTTAATATCATTTATTTCTAGAACAGGAAATCGATCCTTGAATTTCTGATAGGAATGCCGAACCATGGGCCATCCCATGGATGCCTGTTTCTCAGTAGTAAAGCAAATAATATAGGATTTATTGTGTAATAGTGTTTCATTATAATATGCATACTGATAGGTAGATACTTCCGTCCCCCTCTCAGTAAAATGTCTTATAAAAAAAGCAACTGTTTTCATACTATCATGTATATAGATCGCTTTAGACACTATAACTCCCTCACAAAGACATGGTGCCCCACCGCAGTAAATTGTTGATGTATACACCGATGATCATCCTCGCCACACAGTAAGACTACCTTTTCAGGAGGATAGGATGATAGTACCTTACCATAAAAAGGCAGCCCACGATGAAGGGAGCCATAGATGATCAGATCGTACTTCTTATCTAAGATATCCTGTTCCACCGTGGAATCTAAGGCGGCATCATGGAGACTCTGATCCACTAAGTTCGTATAAGAAAGCCCCTTTCCGTACTTGGACCTATAGTCCATGCC